AGGCGGTGGTCTTACCGCAAAAGGAAGAGCAAAGTATAATAGAGAAACTGGTAGCAATCTAAAAGCACCAGTGACTGGTAAAGTTAAGCCAGGCAGTAAAGATGCCAAGAGACGTAAATCATTTTGTGCTAGGTCAGAAGGATGGACTGGAGAACGAGGTAAAGCTGCTAGAGCTAGATGGAAGTGTTAGAAGACAGCCCTTGTAATGGGGTATGTCGAATGGAAACAATAGATAACGAATTAAAATGTAAATCTTGTTACAGAACATACCAAGATATAAACGATTGGTTTTACATGACTAAAGAACAACGACTACAACGGATGAAACAATTAAGGAAAAACTAAATGGGCGCACCAGCAATTAACTATTCAGCACCAAGAGTAGCAGCTCAAAACATTACTGCACCTGCGCCTAGTTTAAACGTCAATCAGGCATTAGGATTAAGCTCTAGTCCATATTCCGGACTACAACAAGTTGGTGGACAAAACCTGTATTATGATGAGGGCGGTGGTTTTTATGAGTCGTACAGTCCTAGCCCAAGACGATATGGTCGTATGATATATGGTCAATTTTCACCAGTGACAGGACCATTTGGAACATCATATGTCCCATCTTATAGCCCAATCTTTGGTTATGGTGGTGGAATAACTGCAACAGGCGGAGATGAAGCAGGAACAATTCGCAAAGACGGTCAAGCATTTAAACCATATAGTGGAGACATTCCAACAGGATTTATAGAGACAGATGAAGGTATATATAAACCATCTATGGCATATATATATAGTCAACAAATGCCACAAGTAGCTATGCAACCTAATAGAACATTCTCTACTGTACCTGGTTATCAAGCAGCAGTGGGTAATTTGCTAGGCAATTTAGCGATGTCTGGAACAAGTGGAGCAGGTAGATTTTTAGGTGGAAATGTACCAGCATTAAATCTTGGAACACCTAGTGGTAAAACAGCAGCAAAATGATATAATCTATAAATGTTAAAGATATTTGTAGGATTTGATGGTGAGGTAGAACCAGTTGCCTATCATACGTTTTGCCAAAGTGTGATAGAGAAAGCAACCATACCAGTTAGTTTTACACCATTAGCATTAAACACATTAGAGAACTACATAGAGACTCATGATGATGGGTCTAACGCATTTATCTATTCTAGGTTCTTAGTTCCATATCTTTGTGACTTTAGAGGATATGCACTGTACGTTGACGGTGACATGTTATGCCGTGATGATATTAATAAACTAATAGATGAGATAGACCCATTTGCTGCAGTATCAGTCGTCAAACATGACTACAAAACAAAGTTTCCTATAAAGTATTGCGGTAATAAAAACGAAGACTATCCTAAAAAGAATTGGTCATCACTCATGTTCTGGGATTGTGGCCATCATAAAAATAAGAAGCTAACACCAGAATATATTATGCAACACGAAGGTAAACACTTACACAGATTTGAATGGTTAAAGAATGACTTTATAAATCTTGTAGGTGAGATACCAAAAGAATGGAACTGGTTAGTAGGGGAATACGATTACAACCCAGATGCTAAGTTAGTTCACTTTACTATAGGCACACCATGCTTTTCTGAATACAACAGATGTGATTATGCAGAAGAATGGAGCATGGCATTAGATAATTTATTAATACCAATAAAATTATGAACGATATACTATACGGATTATTAGGATTACCAATGCAAGGTGGGTTATCTGCGTCCAATTATCCTAATCCCTATGGTTTACGTGCATTTCAATTACCTGATGGTACATATGGCGGTCAAATGATGCCAAAGACAACAGGATGGCAAGGACTTATCCCATCTATGAGCGGTGGTAACATTACTGAATACTCTATGGGCGGTGTAGGTGGTGAACCATTTATGCCAATGGTGACACAAAACATGACACCAGAAATGATACAAAATTTACAATTATTAGAAGCAGGGTTATTATCACCAGATAGTGAAGCTGCTATGCAATTAAGGGCAAATGCTCAAAGAGAGTACGAAAGACTCATAAAAGAGCAAGGAACAGCATTTAAAGACTATAATTAATCAACCAACCTATATGGAGTTGAAATGGAACACAATACAGAAAATAACAACAATCTTGATTTAATAGACCAAGATAAATCAAGTTGGGGTGGAAAACGTGAAGGTTCAGGTAGAAAACCTGGCACACCTAATAAAATATCACGCAAAACAAAAGAAGATGTACTAGAAGTATTTGATAATTTAGGTGGAGTTGTCCACATGACACAATGGGCAGCAGAAAACCCTAATCAATTTTATACGATATGGGCTAAGCTATTACCTACACAATCAGAACTAGGTACAATAGATGGACAAGATTCACCTTTAAACGTAACACTTAAGTTTATTAAGCCAGAAGATGCCGATAGAGATTAGTGCAGACTTCCCGGCTAAACTATCTTTTCTCGATGAACCTTATCGTTATAAAGTAGCATACGGTGGTAGAGGTAGCGGTAAATCATGGGGATTTGCTCGTGCATTACTAGCATTAGCGATTAAACATAAGTTAAGAATACTTTGCGCTAGGGAAGTACAACGCTCTATTAAACAATCAGTTCACCAACTGTTATCAGACCAAATACAATCGATGGGGTTTGGTCAATACTATGAAGTACTAGAGAATGAAATACGTTGTGTAAATGGCAGTCAGATAAACTTTACTGGTCTTGCTAACAACACAGTAGAATCTATTAAGTCATTTGAGGGTGTAGATATTGTATGGGTAGAAGAAGCTCAGACTGTTAGTAAGAAGTCATGGGATATCCTTATTCCTACAATTAGGAAACCTAACTCAGAGATATGGGTTACATTTAACCCTGACTTAGATTCAGATGATACATACAAACGCTTTGTAATAGATACACCGGATAATGCCAAGGTTGTTAAAGTCAACTGGATTGATAATCCATGGTTTCCTAAAGTACTAAATGCAGAACGCTTACACAGTAAAGCCACCTCAGATGATTACAATAACATTTGGGAGGGTGAATGTAAGTCAGCCGTTGATGGTGCTATCTATGCTAACGAAATAAGAGAAGCACAAGAGAATGGTCGTATTACCAACGTACCATATGACCCAGAGTTAAAAGCTCATGTGGTTATGGATTTAGGTTGGAATGACAGTATGTCAATCTGCCTCGTTCAAAAAGGTGTATCAGATTTACGCATTATTAAATACATAGAAGATGACCATAGGACTTTAGACAGTTACTCTGCTGAACTTAAGAACTTACCTTACAATTGGGGTACGATGTATTTACCGCATGATGGCCGTACCAAAGATTTCAAACATGGCACATCAGCAGAAGAAATTATGAGACGACATGGTTGGGATGTACGTATTGTACCAAGACTAGATGTTGAATCAGGGATAAAGATAGCACGACTAAACTTCCATAGATGCTATTTTGATAAATCAACAGAACGATTAATAGAGTGTCTTAAACATTACAGACGTTCTATCAGTCCTTCTACAAACGAACCAGGCGCACCACTGCATGATGAATACTCTCATGGTGCAGATGCTTTTAGATACATGGCAGTTTCTATAGATGACATGAAGAACGAATCATGGCACAATACTGAGATACGTTATTCTAATATAGGAATTGTATAAAAATTATAGGATTAATATGAAATTATCTGATGCAGAAATCGTAAGTAAGATAGACAGTGAAGAACAGATATCGTATGGTATTAATGACTCACAACTATCTGCTGAACGTGCTGAAGCAATACAATATTATTTAGGCGAGCCATTCGGTAACGAAGTAGAAGGCCGTTCTCAAGTTGTATCTTATGACGTTCAAGATACTGTTGAATCTGCATTACCGCAGTTACTTAAAGTATTTGTATCCGGTGATGAAGTAGTTAGTTTTGAACCTAAAGGGCCAGAAGACCAAGCAGCTGCTGACCAGGAAACAGATTACTGTAACCATGTTGTTATGGAAAAGAACAATGGGTTCGAGATATTCTATGTATGGTTTAAAGATGCACTACTCTCTAAAAACGGATATGTAAAAGCGTATTACGAAGAATACACAGAAGCAGAAGAAGAAGAGTATCGTGGATTAACAGACGCACAATTAGATATGTTAGCTACAGAAGACAATATCGAGATACTAGAGCATACATCTTATCCTGACCCATCTGTTGCACCAATTCCTGTTACACCAGAGTTCCAAACTCAACCAGATGTAGATGTAGAAGACGGTACAATAGAAATAGAACAAGAAGCAGCACAAGCATTCTTTCAGCCAATGCTACATGACGTTAAAATATCTGTCACTAATAAACATGGTGAGATTAAGATTAAGAACGTAGCTCCTGAAAACATGATGATATCTGTAGACTGTAACGGTACAGACTTAAATACAGCACGTTTTGTACAGCATCGTGAGTTAATGTCTCCATCAGAAATAGCAGAGATATTTGATGTAGATGAAGATGAAATCGCAGACATCATGGCAGATACAGAAGATGAGTTTGAATTAGAATCTAATGCTCGTGACATCTATTCAGAACAATATGACAGAGCTGTAGAATCAGAAGACATTTTAGTTAGAGATACTTACATTCGTATTAACGGTGAACGTCATCGTTATGTATTAGTAGGTAACCAAATCATTTATCAAGACGAGTCATGCGACCACGTGCCATTTGCTTGTGTCTCTCCCATGTTAATGCCACACAGACACGTTGGTCGTTCCTATACAGACCTTACTAAAGACATACAGATGATTAAGTCTACATTGATTCGTGGTCAATTAGACAATATGTATTTAGCTAACAATGGTCGATATGCTATATCAGATAGAGTAAACCTAGACGATATGCTGACATCAAGACCAGGCGGTATAGTTCGTGTTAATGGTGAACCAGGCACATCTATCATGCCATTGCAACACGCACCATTCCCACCATCATCTTTCACCATGGTTGAATACATGGATAACATGAAAGAGAAGCGTACTGGTATTACTGCTTACAACCAAGGTTTAGATTCAGATTCGCTAAACAAAACAGCATCTGGTGTATCACAAATTATGTCAGCTGCTCAACAGCGTTTAGAGTTAGTGGCTAGAACATTTGCAGAAACCGGTGTTAAAGACTTATTTATGCTAGTCCATCGTTTAATTAGACAAAACATTACTAAGCCTGATATTGTACGTATTCGTAACCAATGGATAGAAGTTGACCCTAGAGAATGGAAGAATCGTAAAGACTTATCTATCTCTGTAGGCTTAGGAGCAGGTAACAAAGACCAACAGTTAATGCACCTCAATGCTATCTTACAAATGCAAAAAGAAGCATTACAAGTAGGTTTAACTAACCCTGAAAAGATTTACAATGCGTTATCTAAACTGACACAAAACGCAGGCTTCAAGAATCCAGAAGAGTTCTGGGTTAACCCTGCTAACAATCCACAACCCACAGGACAGCAACCTAGTCCAACAGAAATGGCTGTGCAAGGTCAATTAGCTATTGAACAACAAAAAGCTCAAGCTGATATGGAATTAGAAGCACAGAAAAATCAAGCTGATATGGAACAAGAGCAATTACGTTCACAAAATGATATAATTATTGAGCGTGAGAAGATAGCTGCACAAGCTGAGTTAGAAAGATATAAAGCTCAGTTAAGGGCAGAAACTGATTTACAAATTGCTCAAATAAAGGCTCAATATGGCGGATAAAACACTAAGTGAAATTAAAAAAGGCGAACAAGCAGAAAAGATACTGGATAGCGAAGTATTTAAAGACGCTTACAACGCTGTAGAACAAGAAATCATAGAAGCAATAAGTGCAAGTGCGTTAGGAGATGAAAGAACGCACAATCGCCTTGCTATCGCTTTACAGATACATAGACAACTGAAGAAGAAACTTACTGACGTTATGCAAACAGGTAAGATGGCTAAACTTCAAGTCAATGATAAGAAATTCAAAGTATTTGGGTAAGGGCAAACCCACTTTAGTAACATCTTTGCCTAATTAAATAAGGAAATATAATGAGTGACCAACCTAATATGGAGTCACCACAAAGTCGTTTAGAAGCGATGCTTGGTGACATTCAAGAAGAAGCAATACAAGAGCAACCAATTGAAGAACCACAAGAAGTTGAGGAAGAAGAAGTTGTTGATGAAGCAACTGAAGAACCTACTGACGTTGAAGAAGAAGTAGAAGACACTTCCGAAGATGACGAGCCTGAAGCTGAAGATGAAGTTGAAGAGGACTCCGACGAGGAACAACCTGTTGAGATTATCAGACTGAAAGTGAATGGTGAGGAAGTTGAGAAACCTCTTGACGAAGTCGTGGCATTAGCCCAACAAGGACTTGACTACACACAGAAAACACAACAAGTAGCTGAACAACGTAAAGAACTTGATGCACTACAAGAACAGTTAAATACTGCTTCTCGTCAGTATCAAGAACAACAGCAACTTAATAATATGTTAATGGATGATGTAGCGAAAATTACAGCACTAGACCAACAGCTTGCCCAATATGCAAATGTCGATTGGAAAAAGATGTCTGATAGTGACTTTGTAGAAGCACAAAAACTTTTCTTTGATTACAATCAGCTACAGCAAGACCGTAGCAATGCAGTTTCACAGTTTGAAGCCAAAAGGCAAAATTTAGTATCACAGCAGCAACAACTAGTAGCTCAACAGGTAGCTAAAGGTAAAGAACAGCTTTCCAAAGAAATCGAGAATTGGAGTCCAGAGACTATCCGAGGCATCGTTGAAACTGGGAAAGAATATGGCTTTACTGAGGCAGAGTTGAACTCTATTGTGGACACTCGACAAGTCCGAGCTTTGCATGATGCAATGCAATGGCGCAAACTCAAATCAAAAAATTCGGTCACAAAGAAAAAAGTTGCAAGTGCCAAACCAGTAGTGAAACCTGGTTCAAAAGACCCCAAAAAAGCAGCTAACTCTAACTCTCGTAAAATGCGTGAACAATTACGCAAAACCGGTAGTTCTGAATTAGCATCTAAATTAATAGAAAATATGATTTAAGGAGTAATTAATCATGGCAGTTTCAGCAACCAATAGTTATACAGGTGCTGGTATCGCAGAGTCTTTTGAAGATGTAATTTACGATATTTCACCTGAAGAAACACCATTGTTATCAATGGCTAAAAAAACATCAGCAGGACAAACATACCATTAACACCATGGTGGTATTAAAATCTTTTCTAATTGACTTGAAACCCCTTACGAGGGCAACAAGGGCGAAGTGAAAACACGCTGAGAGACTAAACGAAAAGACTCCGAAAGGAGATGCGATAGTCCGACCCCAAGCTATAAAATGAAACTTGGGAGTGTAGCAGAAATGACTACACCGCCTCATAGAGGTCAAACTTATTTGTCTGGATAAGTAGTAACAGTAATGCAATGGCAAACAGACGCTTTAGCAGCAGCAGCTTCTAACGCTCAAATTGAAGGTGATGACGCATCATACGCTACATTAGCAGCAACAACAGTATTAGGTAACTACACACAGATTTCTCGTAAAACTGTAAACATCTCTAATACATACGATGTTGTTAAAAAGTATGGCCGTAAATCAGAAGTTGCTTATCAGTTAATGAAAGCTGGTAAAGAA